ACTTAGGTGTCAGTGAAAGCACCATAGAAGTCAGACTGAACCGTGATCGTCACAGTAGCAGTGTTTGAATCCGTCAACTGCGGACTGACCTGGAGAGCTTCGATCTTGCCGAGCCAGAAATATTGGCTGTTCTCGGAAGTACCGATTTCACCGGACAGTGAGCCGTAGCCACCTGATGGTTCAGCATTCAGGAGAGCGAAACGGAACATACGTTGTACGCCGTCACCAACCATGGCGCCAAGGAAGTTAGCAGTGTCCTGCCAATCCGTACCAACAAAGTTCATCTGAATCTCCATAGAAGGAGCGTCAGCTTGACCCTGGATTTGCTGAGAAGTGGACGAACCATAAACAGGTACGTTCACAACGTTAGGCGGAGTGCCCATTGAAGGGAATTCGCGGACATTTTCAATCCGAATGAATTCACCGGCAGTTGCTGTAGGAGCAGAACCATTTGCAAGAACAGCAGCGAAACAAGCCTTGAGGTTTGATTCGGTAGGGGAGGCAATAGCAGCTGCAATTTCCGCACTGTCAACAGCGACAGAGAGGTCAGAGAAGAGGCCAGCACCAATGGATGCGATATGTGTCATAGTCTATTGTACTCCGAAGTATGAGAAGGGTATTGTGTAGGTTGCTCTGAACAGGGAAGCATTGTCGGCATCTTTACCTGCAATATCAAGCACGCTATCAGTAAACTGAGTAACATAACCTGAGGCAGCAGTTACAGATTTTCTCGACAGATAAGTGTCCAGTAGATCTGCGATGACAAATGTCCGGGATGGACCGTTGCCGAATTCCGTAAAGATATCAATGATCAGAATACCACTCGTGGAAGAAGCATTGAGACCTTCCCCGTTAGGAATAACGGAGACTCTCAAAAACTCATTTCCGGGTGAGACTGCTATGAAGTTGTCGGGGTATGTGTTAATACCTTCGGCAATCCAAGTCTCTAGAGCGAACACAGAGAAAATATCAGTTCTTGTATCTACATATTTTCCCATGCTAACTCTCCCTGAATACTTCTACCAGAGTAATATAACCATCACTTTTAATGCGATCACCTAAGTTCCACACATTTCCATCAATGGTAACAGTGTCGTAGGCAGAGAACTCACCCAGGTCTGCAGTCTTAAACATCATTTCTGCTTTCTGAGTGTTTCTCGACCCTTTATCTTCACGACTGTCCTTCTTCGTTTGCACAATCACAGCTTTTATAATAGTGATTGTCGATGCATCCTCAGTAAGGGCACCTGTGCCGAAATCGAAAGCCGTTCCATTGCGCTTTGTGAAAGTAGCATCGTCCGCTAAGTCCTTGACAAGAGTGAAGGCCTTTCGCAGTTGATTGTCAATAAGCGCCCTGTACATTAGTTACTCCTCCACCAGTTACGCGAACCGCCATTGACCAATAATGGTCGAATGACTCGTTGCACAACACCGGGAAGAGTGTCAGGGGCATCTACTTTCTTAAGTTTAATGGAACCAATTGCAAGCTCCTCGACGAGGCCTGTATTGTCTAACAGACCGTCATTGTTCATCAAGTGATAAGCAAGCTCATAGTTGGCTGTCAATACCCGCGTAGGTACTGCGTCTTCAGATAATACCACACTAGCACCAACGTGAGGGTCAAAGTACGATCCATCACGAGGAAATGCCAATGGCTGAGTTTCACTTACGGCACTACCTGTCCACTTCACATCATTTAGATACAATGCGGCAGTCACCAAGGCTGATTCTTTAACAGCATTGGTAGCTGAATCCCAAGCATCGGCGTCAATACGAGTCTCAAAGTAAGTCTCGGCATCAGCTAATGATACGTAGGAGTTAGTGTCTACGATTAAGGTCATAAGGAAACTCCTCCAAGTCCAATATTAGGAGTGGAAAACCGGAAGGATTCCCAGAGAAAGGACTGAAGTCGCCTTACGAGTGTAGACACCAGTAACGCCGGTGAGGACGTCAGTAGCGGCTGTAAGAGCACCAGGAGTACCGGAAGTAGATACCATCTGGTAGTCAGCATTCGTAGGAAACGAGTCAGTGTCACCAACCCAGTCATAACCGGCTGGAGCGTTGATGTAGCCCCAACGATGCCAGACCGAAGTCGTACCGCCGCCCATGTAGGCAGCTGCAGCGCGTTCGATTTCAACAGGTTCATCAACGACAAGATCTTCCATAGCAATTGCACCAGGCAGTACAATAAAGGAGGTCTTCGTGCCAACGATGTCGACGCCAGCACCAGTGTTGAGTTTGGTGATCTGGGCAGAAGACAGGCCTTGTGAAGCACGAGTGCTGATCAGACGGAACTTACCGTCAAAGATTGTCTGGAAGTTGATGTTGCCATCAGCCACACGATCTTGATCAACGAGGTTAGCAGCGCGCAAAGACGCCATGACTTCCGGAGAAGTAACCAAGTAAGCGTACTCAGGCTCATAGTCTTTGTAGGCCATGCCGAAAGCATTCAGGAAGCCAGTCGCACGAGCAGCACCTTGGTTTGAAGCCGAAGCTGCAGTAACAGCCAAAGCTGCGCCCAGATCCACATACATGCCATGAAGAGCACTTTCAGGATCGTTGTCGAAGGTCTGACCACCAAGGCCTGTACCACCGCCACCAACAGCAGCACCGACAACACACTCGGAAATGGCGACACCCTTGAGTACGGCCAGGATCGAGTCATGCTTGTCTTGTGCTTTGTGTTCTGCAAAGTCACGACCAATCTTGGCCAGACCATCGTCTTGGGCGACGATTTTCTGCAGGTTTACTTTGGTTGCACCGTATGTACGAACAGTCTTGACATAAGTCAGGTAGTCCGAACCGTACGTGCTAACGGTACCATCGGTCGAAGACGTCAGAGACGCAACGTTGATGGTTGGGTTCATAGTTGTGAACCAACGCAGCTGACCGATGTATGTTTCGGTCTCTTTGTCGATATCAGGGTTCGGGCCAACAATACCAGAGCCGGAAAGCTTCTTGGCATTTGTGTAGGCTTCGTCGGAGTACGCGCCAATGGCTTCTTGGAGCGCATAATTGGAGGCACCGCCTACGTCAGTACGGAGTGTCATATCTTATTCCTTTTGGAGGTTATTTGCGAAATTTACCCTCCTCAGCCAACTTAAGAACGTCTGCCTGGGACATTTTGAATAAAGAGCCATCAGGTTTGTCATTGTTGTTTAAGGAAGAATTGGAGTTGTTGCTGCCTCCACCACTTGACGATTTAGCCTTCAACAGAAATGAATTTGACTCATGTTCGGCGAAAAGTTTCACTGCATCCTGGATCGACCCGCCGCCAGCTTGACCCCAGTTACCGGAGTCGTCCTTGACGAGAGTTTTCACTACTTCAGCGTGAGCTATTTCGGAAGCTTTTTCATTACGGAATGTGTAGGTGCTCAGAGCAGTTTTGATTTCCACGTCACGAGTCAGCACAGTATTACGTTGTTCTGCTGCCAGTGTACGGGCGTCTGCTGCTTCCCTCTTAGCACGTTCTTCAACGAGACCTTCTTCATAGAGCTCTTTGTATTTGCCCTCTTCTTCAAGTCTCTTCCGATGTTCTTCCTTCTCTTTTCGTTCGTATTCCGCAGCTTCAGCCTTGGCAGCATCCCGTTCGGCATACGCCTTATCAAGATTGCCTTTCAGTGGCTTAAGTGCTTCAGCAACTCCGGCAGCAATTTGCTCTTCCAGAGTTAGCTTGGAATCATCTGAGTCGTCATTCTCATTTTCGTCATCAGAATTTTTGTTCTGATTTTCGTCATTAGAATTGTTCTGATTTTCATCATCAGAGTTTTCATTTTCGTCGTTGTCGTTTTTGTTTTGGTCAAGTTTAGGTGACATTTTCTTTATCCTTTGAGTACAACTCATAGATAGGGAACTCACAGAGTTCACCAATTAATATGCATCATGCTATTCTTGTTTAACATGGGTTAATTTAACGGGTTGCTTCTTAGCCAACACCATAAAACCCAAGGTCATTTAGAAAGCCATCTGGAACATCTTTCAGTATATCTCCTCGAAGGAGTATATCGTCTTTACGCATGAGTTTGCCGTCAATCCGTGATCTGCCAACGACAGGAATAAGTCCTGTTTCGATTGCTTCATTTAGGTATTTATTGTAAACGTCAAGAGGGAGACCTCTCGCACGCATTTCTTTCAGAGTATCCAAAATTACATTGCTCTCAAGCATATTCGCATATATATCTCTAAGAGCCTCACGAGCCTTCAGCATATCAGCAGCATTGCCGAAGAAGGCGTCATGAATCGTTGAGGTTGGGACATTATTATCTGCACCCCACATGTGGAATCGTTTGACGATAACTGCGTCATTCGAATGGTTGCCGTTCACCGCAAAGGCTGTTCTTGCCTTTGTAGCGTCAGCTATATCGTTAATCTTCCCAGAACTATTCAGAGCTTCATCCCACCACGTTGTCGTGGTTTTCTGCGGCACCTGTACAATGTTGGTAACCCACTCACCTAACTTATTTTTGTAGGTGAGCCTCTCTTCGAATGTCTGGGTGAATCCCTGCTCGATTGTTTTACCGTCGAAGTTAACCCACGGTACTCGTGTCCAACTCTTAGGCATCTCATTCGCACTTAGGAATTCAATCTCCGCCACTGTCTCTTTCCTTAGATACTGCTGTTTGAGCAAATCTTTAAAGTCGAGATTAGGGAGGGTAGTTTTAAAGGAAAACAGTTTAGTACCTGTTCGCCTTATCTCTGGAGCTTTGACGCCATAGATTATATCGGTCAGGGTGCTATTGGGATTCCAGAGACCAATCCTTTTTAGCACATCTTCACTGACTGATGTACCTGGTTTTATACCAAGAAATCTACTGAGAGTATCTGGTAGAGTGTAACCTTTAGTACGGTCACCTCTGATACTCTGTTTACCGATCGACCTCCAATCAAACTTGCTTGAGGATGGTTTGGCATGGACGAGGTAGTCCTCTGCAAGTCTTCCGAAATACTTCGTGAAGGACTTGAGAATGGGTACCTCTTCCGCTAGGTGGTCACTCATGATGCTTGCAATTGTCTTGAAGTCAGTAGGCGTGACAATACGTTCATAAGACTTCGTCATCTTTTCCACAAGCTGTCGCGTTTCAGCATCTAGAAAATAAAGTTGCTCCATCATGTCATCGCCGGGATCTATACCTTTATTGAACACATCCCTGACATCAGATCTCAACTGTTTAAGTAGATCAGCAGACTCCTTATCAAACCGATCATACCTTGCAATCCTTGCAGATATTTCTGCCAATACCGTATCTCTCTCAGATGCCCTGACAACAAGTGTATTGGTATCCTTGCCAAGGATATTGGAGAGTTTCCCTTCCACGTTCATGATACCAGTACGCTCACCAGCACCGTAAAACGTCACCATGTTCTGGGCCTTGGCAGCTTTACGTAGATCCTTCTCAGTCAGATTCAGCTTTTGGTTTAGCTTCCTGAAGCGAGGGTCGTTGTAAGTGGCCGCCGCAATTTCATCATAGAGACGACGCTTCTGCCGTGTAGGTACTACATTACTCAGTTCAGCTAATCGTTTGTTTCGAGTGGTAAGAGCAATAATTTGAGCACCTGATGATGAGGCATCCTGCTCTATTGCTAGGGATGTCACATAATTCTCCATTTTACTCAATGAAGTATTAGTATAGGATCCACTTAAATGTCTGTCGATTTTAGCAGACTCGATAGCAAACCTGAAGAATTTACCCAATTCCTCACCTTCTACCCTTGCTACTGTCGGGTTTTGAAGAATAGCACGGATGTCTCTTGGCTTTGCACTTATCATCTGATTACCAATTTTGACCAATTCAGGTCGCCACTTTGCAGCAATCTTCTGACGTCCAGTGATGCTTAAGCCATTAAACCGTCCCTCAAATACATCATCAAGACCGCCAAGAAATGCACCTACCTGATCTTCAAAGTTCTTGAACCCTTGAACGCCGAGAATCTTAGACTCCTTAGTGTTGAGAAATGGTCGAAAAGTTTCGCCAGACTGTGGACCAATAAGCCCTCTATCATATATACGAGCGCGATGATCAATAAAAGGGTGATTAGAAAAAGACTTACCACTATTACGCAGCCAGTCCATAGCCTTGAATCTCTCATAGGTGTCACCTCTCGATACTAGATAGTGTCGGTACTCATTCAGTGAATCGAACAGGGCAGATTTACCCTTGTCATCTTTAAAGTAGAGTAATTTCTGAACGAAGTCGTAAAAGTCTTCATCAACCCTGTACTCAGCCTTGGCAGCCCAGTTTAACGCCTTGACCATGTTCTTGTCAATAAACTCATCAGGGAAGTCCCTGAAAGAACTGGTGGAAGTGATTGGGATTCGGGTATCGTAGTAGCCACCCAATGGGCCTCTGATAAAGTATGTCTTATTACCTTCCCGAAACACTAGCCGGTTCTTTGGGTCTGTAACACTAACACGTAGACCTAGTTCGACCTTTCTGGTCAGCTTTGAGTACTTAGCAATGCGTGGATCGATGATCCTGACATTGTGCGAAAACGTATCGTAGTAGGGACCGAATAGTTGACCGCTAACACGACTCTTCATTCGTCTTTTTTGAACTCCGAACGTCTCCAACTCATATAGCTTTTTGGCCCTAGGCGATTCTAACAATTTCTTGCCAGTGTTGAACCACTGCGTGCGAGTACCTGTCTTATTCGACAGCTCGAACAAATCTCTACCAAGGCTAACAGACAATGCATCAAAGTCAGGACTATCTGCCAGACTAAGTCGATTGGCAAACTTGAGGTAAAATGCTTCCATTTCTTTTTCGGAAATCCTGGAGCGAAGTACAAAAGGTATCTCTAAGTCAAACACTCCTCTGAGATCCTTCGCAATTTTGGCAGCAGTGTTGTCTTCCCAGTGATTCTTTGCTTTGATGTTCTTTACAAAGTTTCGACTCAGCTCATCAAGCTGCGTAGCGCCTAGCACTGGATCAATGTAGTTAGAATCCATAAGACGCTTGAGCAAATTTCCATCCTTGCGAAGCTGTGTTTCAATAGCATCGGAAACATTCATGACATCGAACTTGATCTGAGCCTGCGCAACAGCCTTAAAATTTGACCAAGGGGAATTTG